AGAAGTGTATGGGGGACTCTATACACTTTGCTGAAACCTATTGTAAGGTAATATCATTAGATGATGGCTTAGTACCCTTCAAGCTATATCCCTACCAAAAAGAAATGTTCGAACACTTTAGTGATAATAGATTTTCTATTGTACTAGCCTGCCGACAATCTGGTAAGTCTATATCTACCGTTGCCTATCTCCTATGGTTTGCTTTATTCCATAGTGAACAAACAATTGCTATATTAGCTAATAAAGGATCTACCGCTAGGGAAATGCTAAGTAGAATTACCCTTATGTTAGAGAACCTCCCCTTCTTTCTCCAACCAGGATGTAAAGCCTTAAACAAGGGTTCTATAGAGTTTAGTAACAACTCAAGGTTAATTGCTGCAGCTACCTCTGGTAGTTCCATTCGTGGTATGTCTATTAACCTATTGTACCTTGATGAGTTTGCCTTCGTTGAGAATGCCACAGAGTTCTATACCTCAACCTATCCGGTAGTATCTGCTGGTAAGAAGACTAAAGTTATTATTACCTCAACAGCTAATGGCTTAGGTAACATATATCAAAAGCTATATGCTGGGGCTTTACAAAATACAAATGAATTTAAAGCATTTAGGGTAGACTGGTGGGACGTCCCAGGGAGAGATAAAGAATGGAAACGTATGACCGTTGCCAATACCTCAGAACTACAGTTTGATCAAGAATTTGGTAATAACTTCCATGGGACAGGTAATACCTTAATTAATGCTGAGACTCTATTAGCCCTTAAAGGCAGAGAGCCTATAGCTATACAGAATAATGTTAGTATATACTATGACCCTATAGAAGGTCATAACTATTTAATGTTTGTTGATGTATCTAAAGGTAGGGGGATGGACTATTCTACGTTCAATATCATCGATGTGTCAGAAAAACCGTTTAAACAAGTGGCTATATTTAGAGATAATAGGATAAGTCCTATTCTATTCCCTGATATCATTTACAAATATGCTGCCCATTATAATGAATGTTATGTGGTGATTGAATCTAATGATCAAGGGGCAGTGGTATGTAATGGCTTATATTATGATTTAGAATATGAGAATGTATTCGTAGAATCATATACTAAGGCTAATGCTATTGGGGTTACTATGACTCGCAAGACTAAAAGAATTGGGTGTTCCACGATTAAAGATATTATGGAACAAGGTAAATTAGAGATAGCTGATATTAATACTATCCAAGAGATGTCGACCTTTGTAGCTAGAGGTTCTAGTTATGAGGCCGACCATGGTAACCATGATGACTTAGTAATGAATTTAGTTATGTTTGGATATTTTACAACCACCCCGTTCTTTGCTGATTCAACTGATGTTGATATGAAAGGTATGTTATATGCGGAAAGGGTTAAAGCTATTGAAGATCAAGTGATACCTGTTGGAGTATTTGGCAATGACATATTAGACCATGATGAAGGACCGCAATGGGAAGTATGGAAAGGTTGATACTTATAAATAACTATATTGAAAATAATCGTATTATGATAAAATCTTATAAAATCTTGATTAGGAGAAAACAATTATGGCATTTCTAGTATCACCTGGAGTACAGGTAAAAGAAATAGACATGACTAATGTTATTCCAGCAACATCAGCATCAATTGGCGCTACAGTTGGCTCATTTCAATGGGGTCCAATTAATCAGCCTATTAACGTTGGTTCAGAACAACAATTAGTCGAAACATTTGGTCAGCCGAATGATGATACATTTTCATCATTTCTAACAGCTGCTCAATTTTTAAGTTATGGTGATTTAATTAAAGTCATCCGTGTAGTAGGTACTGGGGCATTAAATGCTACTACCGGTGCTGCTGGAGTATTATTAAATAGTATGAGTGATATGCCTGCTGAAGGCTTTGCAGGTAAATATCCTGGTACTGTAGCTAATGGGCTTGTAGTTGAAATTTGCCCACCAGATGCAACTATCTTTAATAGTTGGTCTTATAGTAGTAGCTTTAATGGTGCACCAACGGGTGATGATGAAATGCACGTGGTAGTAGTTGATAAAGTAGGTACTGTTACTGGTACACCTGATACTGTGTTAGAATCATTTAGTTATGTTTCACAAGCAGTTGATGCTAAATCAGTTGATGGCACTAGTAATTATGTAGTGAATGTTATTAATAACACGTCATTATGGATTAATATGGCTACTACTATAGATGGTATGGTTTCTTTAGGTAGTCCTTTATTGGGCACAACTTTTGATACTACACTACCAGTTACAAATTATAGTACAGCTACTGTACCATCAACGGCATTTATACTTGCTAATGGTGCTAGTGTAGTGGGTAGTGCTGGTAATGTAATAACTGGATATGATCTATTTGAAGATGCTGAAACAATTGAAGTATCATTAATTGTAGATGGTTCTGGCGATGCGTTAATAGCTAAACATATTACATCAATATGTGAAGCACGTAAAGATTGTATGGCATTTGTTTCACCAGCGGTAAGTGATACAGTTAATACTCTAACACCATTAGCTAATGTTAAAGCATGGCGTGATACAGTTGATCCATCATCATATGCAGTTGCAGATTCAGGGGCATTATATGTTTATGACAAATATAATGATGTCTATCGTTGGATTACAGCTTCAGGTGTTATTGGTGGTTTATGTGCATATACTGATTCAGTAGCTGATCCATGGTTCTCTCCAGCAGGATTTAATAGAGGTAATCTACATAATGTTGTTAAATTAGCATATAATCCTAAGCAAGTTGATCGTGATGAGCTATACAAATTAGGAGTTAATCCTATTGTTTCGTTCCCTGGTCAAGGCACTATTTTATATGGTGATAAGACATTACAAGTAAGAGCATCAGCTTTTGATAGAATTAATGTTCGTAGATTGTTTATCATCCTTGAGAAAGCTATCTCAAGAGCTTCTAAAGCATCATTATTCGAATTGAATGATGAGTTTACAAGAGCACAATTTATGAATATGGTTGAGCCGTTCTTAAGAGACGTAAAAGGTCGACGTGGTATTACAGACTTTAAAGTAGTTTGTGATGAGACTAATAATACTGGTAGTGTAATTGATACTAATCGATTCGTTGCTGATATTTACATCAAGCCGGCTCGTTCAATTAACTTCATTACATTAAACTTTGTTGCTACACGAACAGGCGTTGAATTTAGTGAAATTGCAGGAGGTAACTAATCATGGCTATTTTAGGCGTAGATGATTTTAAAGCAAAACTAACCGGTGGTGGTGCACGTAGTAATTTATTCAAGGCGACTTTAGGTTTCCCGGGATACGTTACTTCAGATGTTGAACTAGCGTCGTTTATGGTTAAGGCCGCTCAATTACCAAGTTCAGTAATTAATCCTATCATGGTTCCATTTCGTGGTAGACAATTACAGTTAGCTGGTGATAGAACGTTTGAACCATGGACTATTACAGTTATTAATGATACTGGTTTTGATGTTCGAAACTCTTTTGAAGAGTGGATGAATGGTATTAATCAACACAATGCTAATACAGGGCTTACTAATCCTTCAGACTATATGTCTGATATGATTATTGCTCAGTTAGATAAAGATGGTACAGAAGTAAAAGCTTATAACATTCGTGGATGTTTTCCAACTAACTTAGGTGCTATTGAAGTATCTTATGATAGTGAGAATCAGATCGAAGAATTCACAGTTGAACTACAAGTTCAATACTGGGAAGCTGATACAACTACTTAATCGGTAAAATAAAGGGTGCTTTATAAAAGCACTCTTTTATAAAGGTTATAAATAACTATAGGCTTTATAAAAGAGTATACTCAAAATAATTATGGCAGAAGAAAATAAATTTTTTGGCTTTTCCTTTAAAAGGAAGAAGTCAGTAGACAAAGTAAAAGCACAATCATTTGCTCCTGAGAACGAGGACGGTGCATATCAGATATCACCATCAGGTGGCTATTTTGGGCAATATACAGATTTAGATGGTGACACATTTAAGAATGACGCTGATTTAATCATGAAGTATCGTTCAATCTCTAATTATCCTGAGGTTGATGCTGCTATTGAAGATATCACTAATGAAGCTATTTCATCAGTTGGCGCTGAAGTAGTTAAGTTAAACCTAGATGACTTAGAGCAAGCTGATAACGTTAAGAAGCTTATTCAAGAAGAATTTGATAATGTATTAAAGTTATTAGACTTCTCTGATATGAGCTATGACTTGTTCAGGAGATGGTATATTGATGGTAGACTATTCCACCATGTTATTATCGATAAGAACGGTGAGAATGGTATCAAAGCCCTACGTCAAGTAGATCCAACTAAGATCCGTAAGGTTAAAGAGATTGTTAAAGAGAAAGATCCTGCGACTGGTGCGGAATTGGTTAAAGAGGTACAAGAGTACTATTTGTACCAAGACGAAGAGCATATTAATAACTCTGAAGGATTAAAGATATCTACAGATGCTATTATTCAGGTTAACTCTGGCTTATTAAACGATACAAGAGATAAGGTTATTGGTTACTTACAAAAGGCCCTTAAGCCTTTAAATCAGTTCTGAACGTCGTATATTCTATATTGATGTTGGTAACTTACCTAAGGGTAAAGCTGAAGAATACTTAAACAATACGATGAATAAGTATCGTAATAAGATTGTTTATGATCCAGCGACTGGTGCTATTAAAGATCAGAAAGACCATAAGAGTATGATGGAAGACTTCTGGTTACCTCGTAGAGAGGGTGGTAGAGGTACTGAAATCACTACATTACCAGGGGGTCAAAACCTAGGGGAAGTAGAAGATATCGTATACTTCCAGAAGAAGTTATATAGATCACTTAATGTTCCGATGTCACGCTTAGAAGCAGACTCAGCATTTAATGTAGGTCGTTCAAGTGAAATCACTAGAGACGAATTAAAGTTCCAGAAGTTTATCGATAGAGTACGTACTAAGTTCTCTAAGTTATTCTTAGAAGTATTAAAGAGACAATTGATCCTTAAGAAGATTATTGTTCCTTCTGATTGGAATCATATTAAAGAAGATCTTGATATTGAATTTGTTAAAGATAACTACTATGCTGAACTTAAAGATGCTGAAATGCTTAAGGAACGTATAGAAACTCTACAAATGATGGATGAATATGTTGGTATGTATTACTCTAAAGAATGGGTGAGAAAGAATATTCTTAAACAAGACGACGAATTGATTGCTGAGATCGACAAACAAATTGAAGCTGAACCTGATGAAGACATTGATGTTGAAGCAGAAGGTGAGGAAGACTACTAAAACTATAAATATATTATACAGAAAGGAAAATTATGGAAGTTAATAACTTAATTGATGCCATCCAAAGTGGCGATGTACAAGATAGCAATAACGCATTTAATAGCTTAATGGCTAATAAGATGAATGTTGCATTAGATACACACAAACAAAATATTGCAGGTCAAATGTATGGCACGCAAGAAACTGAAGCAGAGGCCGATGAAGACATTTAAAGAATCTTTTAATATTATAGTTGAAGCTAAAATGAAGCTCCCAAAGGGGGAAGAAGTAGTTAAGGAACTTAAAAGGTTAGGAAAAGGTAAAGATGTTACGGCAGTAATTACTACAGCAAAGGGGAAATTCAACTTATATGTTGATGATCAGAAATTAGACACATTTAAGTCAGAGAAAGAAGCATCTAAAGGACTTAAAGATTTTTTAAAGGTAATGGGCGTATGAGTAATATAACAGAAGCATATAAGGGTATTAGAGAAGGTAAAAGTGAAGCAAAGACTCTTAAAAAAATGTTAGGAATGATTAAAGCATTAATGAAGGAAATCGATAATCTTGATAAAGGTGAAGATGGTGCAGATCTACACGATCAGATTATTTCAATGGATAAATCAGCTGGCGCGTTACGTGATACAATTCTAAAAGCTGCTAAGGTGAATCCAAAATGAAGAACTTTAAAAATATTAGAGAAGCAAAGAAAGCTAAAGTAACAATCAAAGATTTTGATTTGTATGTAGTTGCTATAGAACTTAATCATGCTGTTAAGAAACTAATTGGTATGGACGCTAAGCTAACAGTAGGAACTGATGCTTTAGGTAATATATTAGTAAAGAGTGGCCAATTAGCTTCTAAAGGAATGAAACCAAAAGGTTTGATTAAAGGTATTACTATATTCTCTGGCCAGAGCGGTATTAACAAGGAAAAATTATGGATTCAATTGAGTTATAAAGTACAATTTGGGGTTCTTGACACAACTGCGGCTTTAGGCGACTTTGAATTTAATACATTAGGAGATCCACTATGAAGAACTTACATGATTCTTTAATTGAATCAGCCCAAGCGGTATTAGAAGGGGCAAATCCTAAATCAGTTGTTTCTGAATTAAAGAAAAAACTAGCACTATTAAATGGTGATATGAAGGGTGGTAACACTAATGATATTATTACTAGATTAGAGAGTATCGGCATATTTATTGATAAATCAGTTAAGGATTTGAAGAAAAGCTTATGAAACTAATAGCAGAATATATAGAAGAAGGATTGGGCTACTCAATTACCGAAGGAAAGAACGGTAAGAAGCAAGTCTATATCGAAGGAATTTTTATGCAGGCGGAAGGCAAAAATAGAAATGGACGTGTGTATACACGTGAAGTTCTTACGCAGGCAGTAGATAGATACAACAATGAACAAGTTAGAACAGGCCGCGCGGTAGGTGAGTTAAATCATCCAGAAGGCCCTAGTATTAATTTAGATAAAGTTAGCCATAGAATTACTGAACTTAAATGGGACGGTAATAATGTGGTTGGAAAGGCACTTATATTGGATACCCCTATGGGACAAATTGTAAAAGGTTTGGTCGAGGGTGGTGTACAACTTGGTGTTTCTAGTCGTGGTATGGGAAGCCTTGAAATGAAGAATGGCGTCAATTATGTGAAGGATGATTTTCATCTATCAACAATTGATATCGTTCAGGACCCCTCAGCCCCTAATGCATTTGTAAATGGCATTATGGAAGGTGTTGAGTGGGAGAAATGATGGAAGCCGTAACGGAAGAAGTGGTAGATAATACTAGTTCAGAAGTAAGCGGATTTGAACATTTCCTCTCTAAACTATAACTCTTACAGGAGTAAAATATGTCAGAAGAAATACAAGACATCGCTGAAGAGGTTATTGTTGAGGAAACTAATGAGGTGGTAGAGGCAGTGGAAACTGTTGAAACTACTATTGAGGCTCCCTTAACAGAAGCTCGTACGATCTCTGCAATTAATGCATCTTTATCAGAAATGAATAAAGCTGAGTTAGATGCTATCTTCGAAGCAGCAGAAAAAGCTAAAGCGAAAGCTAAAGTTGAAGCTGAGCACGAAGATGACGAAGAGGATGATGAAGAAGGTGATGATGAAGAAGGCGAAGTAGAAAACGAAAAGAAAGAAGGCAAAGCTAAAAAAGAATCTAAGAAAGCAGTTCAAAAAGAAGAAACTTTCAAAGAGGATCTTGATGCCCTAGTTGGTGCTGAAGAAGCATTATCAGAAGGTTTTAAAGAGAAGGCCGGTACTATTTTCGAAGCTGCTTTACAATCAAAAGTTGCTGCTAAGACAGTAGAATTAGAAGAGCGTTATGCATCTGATTTAACTGAAGAAGTAGAAGCTATTAAAGAAGATTTAGTAGATAAAGTTGATGGTTATCTTAACTATGTAGTTGAGAACTGGATGACTGAGAACGAAGTTGCAATTGAGCATTCTTTGAGATCAGAAATTACTGAATCGTTTATTAATGCAATGCACGGAGTGTTTAGTGAGCATTACATCAATGTACCAGAAGATAAGGTTGAAATTGTTGACGCCTTAACTGAAGAAGTATCTGATGCTAAAGCACAATTGAATACTGCAACAGACACAAATATTAAGTTATCTGAGAAAGTTAAAGCTTTCGAAAGAGCTGATATTATTACTGAAGCGTGTGAAGGCCTTGCTGCTACCGAAGCTGCTAAACTTAAAGAATTAACAGAGTCAATTGACGCTGCTGATTTAGAAGAGTATACATCTAAAGTTGCAACAATCAAAGAGTCTTACCTTACGAAAGACGACTCTTCAGTAGAAGCTAAAGAAATTGATGCTATTACCGAAGATAAAGAAGACACTCAAGTTACTAGTCAAATGGCTAAATACCTTGATGCACTAAAACAAAAATAATTCTAATATAGGAGAATATAAAATGGAATTAAATTCACAATTACTACAGGAAAAATGGGCACCTGTACTGGAATCAGCTGACGCTGGTTCAATCACTGATGCTCACAAACGTGCGGTTACAGCAATTATGCTTGAAAACCAAGAAATCGCTCTTAAAGAAGCTAACATGGTTGCTGGTGGCAGTGATGCTGTTGGTGCTCAAGACAAGTTTGATCCAGTAATGATCTCGTTAGTACGTCGTTCTACTCCAAACCTAATTGCGTTTGATGTAGCAGGTGTACAACCGATGACTGGTCCTACTGGCTTGATCTTCGCTATGAAGTCAAACTATGCAGATGGTACTTCATCTACAGATCCTACGGAAGCTTTATTCAATGAGCCTAATACTTCATTCTCTGGTCCTGTTACTACAGCGGCTGGTGAGTATGGTGCTATGCCTGAAATGGGTTTCTCAATCGATAAGACAATGGTTGAAGCTAAAACTCGTCAGTTAAAAGCTAACTACACAATGGAATTAGCACAAGACCTTAAAGC